ATCCGGGGCATCGGTGACGATCGAGACCGCGATCATGCAGAGGGTGCTGGAAGCCCATGTCCGCGAACAGCTCGACGCCCTCGCCGACCTCCGGGTCTCGCTTGCATGATGAGGATGACGACAACGATCTGACCGCAGGTCTCGACCTCGGCTTCGACGGCGCCGAGGACCTGCTGAGGGTCTGGCGGCAGGGGATGCGGCCCGATCCGAACCTGACGGTCTCGGAATGGGCGGATCAGCATCGCTGGCTGTCCTCGCGCGGCGCGGCCGAGCCGGGGCGGTATCGGACCGCCCGGGCCCCTTACCTGCGCGAGATCATGGATGCGCTCTCGCCCGGCCATCCCGCCCAGCGCATCACCTTCATGAAGGCGGCGCAGGTTGGCGCGACCGAGGCCGGGAACAACTGGATCGGCTTTGTGATCCACCATGCCCCGGGGCCGATGCTGGCGGTGCTGCCGAGCCTGGAATTGGCGAAGCGCACCTCGCGGGGGCGTTTGGACCCGCTGATCGCGGACAGCCCGGCGCTGCGCGAACGGGTCAACCCGGCCCGGTCGCGGGATGCGGGCAATTCGATGCTGTCGAAGGAATTTCCCGGCGGCATCCTGGTGCTGACCGGGGCGAATTCCGCCACCGGCCTGCGGTCGATGCCCGCGCGCTATGTGTTTCTCGACGAGGTCGACGCCTATCCGGCCTCGGCCGACGAGGAAGGCGATCCGGTCACGCTGGCCGAGGCCCGGACCACCACCTTCTCGCACCGGCGAAAGGTGTTCATGGTCTCGACGCCCACGATTCGGGGGCTGAGCCGGATCGAGCGGGAATTCGAGGCGTCTGACCAGCGGCGTTACTTCGTGCCCTGCCCGCATTGCGGGACGATGCAATGGCTGCAGTTCGACCGCCTGCGCTGGGCGAAAGGAAAGCCCGAAACCGCCGCCTATCACTGCGAGGGCTGCGAACGCCCCATCGCCGAGCACCACAAGACCGACATGTTGGCCAAAGGCGAATGGCGGGCGACAGCGGTTTCCAAGGATCCGAAGGCCATCGGCTTCCATCTCTCGGCGCTCTATTCGCCCTTGGGCTGGAAAAGCTGGTCCGACGTCGCGCGGGAATGGCTGGCGGCTCAAGGGTCGGACGAGACGCTGCGCGCCGCGCGCAACACGCTGCTGGGCGAGACATGGGTCGAAAGCGGCGACGCGCCGGAATGGCAGCGTCTGGCAGATCGGCGAGAGGCGTGGAAGCCGGGCACCGTGCCTATGGCGGGGCTGTTCCTGACCGCGGGGGCCGACGTGCAGAAGGACCGGATCGAGATCGACGTCTGGGCCTGGGGCCGGGGCATGGAAAGCTGGCTCGTCGATCACATCGTCATTCCGGGCGGGCCTGACGATGCAGCCGCCTGGGACAAACTGACGGCCCTCCTCGGCCGGTCGTGGCAGCATGCCAACGGCGCCTTCATGACGGTGGCGCGGCTTGGCATCGACACCGGGTATGAGGCCGCGGCGGTCTATGCCTGGTCGCGCAAGGTTGGCTTCGAACAGGTGGCGCCCGTGAAGGGTCTCGAAGGGTTCAACCGGTCGGCCCCCGTGTCTGGCCCGACCTATGTCGACGCCACAACTGGCGGCAAACGCCTGCGCCGCGGCGCGCGGCTCTGGTCGGTGGCAACGGCGACGTTCAAGGCGGAGACCTATCGGTTCCTTCGGATCGAACGGCCAAGTGACGAGGATCGCGCGCTGGGCGTTCTCGATGCGTCGGGGACCGTGCACATCCCAGGCTGGGCCGATACCGAATGGCTGAAGCAGCTGGTGGCAGAACAGCTGGTCACGATCCGGAACAAGCGCGGCTATGCGCGCCAGGAATGGCAGAAGATGCGCGAACGGAACGAGGCGCTGGACTGTCGGGTCTACGCCCGTGCCGCAGCGTGGATCCTTGGTGCCGACCGCTGGGACGAGGCCACATGGCGGCGGCTCGAGGCGCAGGCGGGCGTGGAAACACGCATGCCCACGGTCGCCGCAACGGAAAGCGCACCAACTGACCCGGCCCAGCCCAAGGCCGGAACACTGACCACGCCACGCCGGAAACGGCGGGCCTACACCCCGAACTTCATGAGGGACTGATGGACCTGGAACGCATGCAGGCCCTGCTGACCGCGCTGCAGGAAGCCCGCTTCGCCGGGCTGCGCAGCGTCAGCTATGACGGCAAGACCGTGACCTATGGCTCGGACGCCGAGCTGGCGGCAGCGATCCGGGATCTGGAAGGGCGGACTGCAGCAGCCTCGGCCACACCCCGTCGTCGCCGCTGGGGCACCGTGGCCACGAAGGGTCTGTGACTATGGTGCTCGACGCCTTCCGCCAGCGCCTCGGCAGCATCATCGGCGGCTTCGATGCAGCGCAGTCCCATCGGCGCATGCGCGGGTTCCGCGCCACCCGCGCCCATGTGAACACCCTGATCGCCGCCTCAGGGGAAACCATCACCGCCCGCGCCCGCTGGCTGGTCCGGAACAACGGCTACGCGGCCAACGCGGTCGACGCCTTCGCGAACCATGTCGTCGGCGACGGCATCAAGCCCTCGTCGAAGATCACCGATCCCGGCAAAAAGGAGGAGCTGCAGAAGCTCTGGCTCGCCTGGACCGACGAGGCCGATGCCGAGGGGCTGACCGACTTCTTCGGCCTTCAGCGCCGCGCCGCACGCGAAGTGTTCCTTGCTGGCGAGGTCTTCCTGCGCATCCGCACGCGACGGCCGGAGGATGGCCTGACCGTGCCACTGCAGTTGCAGATGCTGCCCTCGGAAATGCTGCCCCAGGACATGACCCGCGTCCTGCCCGGCGCGGGATCGATCCGGCAGGGCATCGAGTTCGACGGGATCGGCCGCCGCGTGGCCTATCACTTCCTCCGCCGCCATCCGGGGGACATGACAGATCAGGGGCTGGCGGGCGAGACGGTGCGCGTGCCCGCGTCCGAGGTGATCCACATCCTCGACCCCGTCGAGGCAGGCCAGTTGCGGGGCGTGTCGCGCTTTGCCGCGGCCGTCGTGAAGCTCTTCACCCTCGATCTCTACGACGATGCGGAACTGGAGCGGAAGAAAACCGCTGCGATGTTCGCGATGTTCATCACCTCGCCAGCCCCGGAAACCGCCCTCGATCCGGCGGAGGACGATCTGGAGGTCGAACCCGGCCAGGTGGTGCGGCTCGATCCCGGCGAGGACGTGACCACGCCATCGACGCCGGATTCCGGGTCCACTTACGAACCTTTCCAGTACCGGACGCTCTTGCAGATCGGCGCGGCGCTGGGTGTGCCCTATGGCTATCTGACCGGCGATACCGCCAAGGGCAACTTCTCGAATACGCGGATCGCGTTGGTCGACTTCCGCCGCCGCATCTCGGCCTTCCAGCATTCGGTGATGGTCTATCAACTCTGCCGCGCCATCTGGACGCGCTGGATGGACACGGCCGTACTGGCGGGCGCCATCGACCTGCCAGGTTACGCCACCGACCGGCGCGCATACCTCGCCTGCGACTGGCTCCCCACGAAATGGGACTGGATCGACCCCGCGAAGGATGCCGCGGCCGAGATCCTGCAGATCGAGGCGGGCCTCAAATCCCGCACGCAGGCCATCGCCGAACGCGGCTACGACGCAGAGCAGGTCGACCGGGAAATCGCGGCCGAACGCAAACGCGAGGCGGAACTGGGTCTCGACTTCCGGCGGCCGGGTTCGCCCGCGCAGGCGGCGGGCGGCGGTTCTGGTCCGGAGGCCGCCGAAGGTCGGCGGCAGGAACAGCAGGACAGCGACGATCATGAAGACAACGGCGAGGACCGGGAACCCCGGCATGCGGAGGAAGGGTGATGCACCACACCCAGATCGCCCAGCGCGTCTTCAACACGCCCCTGATGGTCGACCCCGCCAAGGCGCTGGCCTTCCTGACCGGGCTGGGGCCCCGGATCACGGGGCGGGAAATCAGTGTCGAGGGTTTGGAAATCGCGACCGAAGATCGGGATGCAGCCAGCCTGCCCGCCCGGGCCTCCCTCTTCGGCGACGACCTGACCAACCGACAAGCGCGGAATGGTGGCCAGCCCTTTGCCGTCGTGGACGGGATCGCAGTCATCGAAATCGCGGGCACGCTGGTGCATCGCGGGGCCTGGATCGGGCAGTCTTCGGGGCTGACATCCTACGAGGGGATTGCGGCGCAGCTGCAGGCGGCGCTGGCAGATCCTGCTGTCCGCGGCATCGCCCTGGATATCGACAGCTTCGGTGGCGAAGTGGCGGGGGCCTTTGACCTCGCGGATCGTATCCGGGCCGCCCGGACACAGAAGCCCGTGCAGGCCTTTGTCGCCGATCACGCCCTCTCGGCCGCCTATGCGCTGGCGTCGCAAGCCGACCGCATCATCCTGCCCCGCACCGGCGCTGTCGGCAGCATCGGTGTCGTCGCCATGCACAGCGACATGAGCGGGGCGCTGGACCAGAAGGGGATCGCCGTCACGCTGATCCACGCAGGCGCGTGCAAGGTCGATGCGAACCCGTATCAGCCATTGCCCGAGGCCGTCCGCACCCGGATCGCGGGCGAGTTGGAGGACCTGCGCCAGCTCTTCGCTGAAACTGTCGCCGAAGGTCGTGGTCGCCGCCTCGACACCCTACGCGCGCTGGGCACCGAGGCCGCCGTGTTCCGCGGGGAGGCCGCAGTCTTCGCCGGTCTTGCCGATGAGGTGGCCGATCCCGTCACCGCCTTCCGCGCTTTCGCCGCCGCACCCCGCGGCACATCCACCCACAGAGGAAAGGGCCCGATGATGACCACCGCCCCCGAAGACCAGGCGCAGCCTGCGACCGCGCCTTCTGCCAGCACCCCGCCGGAACCGGCCCCGCCCGCGGCAATCGCACCGCCGCAGACGGCGGCGGCCGCGATGTCGCCCGAAGCGATCCGCGCCGAGGCGGTGGAAGTCGCGCAGGTCTGCGCGCAGGCTGCGCGCCTTGGCATCCAGATCGACGCTGCCGATGCGGTCGCCAAGGGAGTTAAGCCCGAGGCGCTGCGCGCCAAGGTGCTGGCCGATCTCGCCGCGCGCAGCGATGCCGCGGGCATCATCGCCACTGCCCCGGCGGCGGGCGCGAAGGAAAGCCCCATCGTCGCGGCCGCGAAGAAGTCGGCCGCCGCCTCGCGCTGACGCGCACCGCCCGGATCGGGCGCCCCACCCCCAACATCCCGGAGACTGAACCATGCCCGTCCTGACGGAACCGCCCAGCATGGGCGACGTCCTCAAATATGAGGTCAACCCGAACTACACCCGCGAGGTGGTGACGCTGCTGATCGGCACCAACTACCCCTCCGGTGCCGTCCTCGGCCGCATCACGGCCAGCGGCAAGTACACCCTCTCGCCCGCGACCGGTGCCGACGGTGCGCAAACCGCGGTGGCCGTGCTCCTCTATCCGGTGAACGCCACGCTGGCAGACGCCGTGGGCATCGTGGTCACCCGTGGCCCCGCCATCGTCTCGCGCGCCGCCCTTGCCTATGAGGCCACCGTCAACGACGCGGCCAAGATCGCCGCGAAGATCACCCAGCTGGCCGCCGTCGGCATCATCGCCCGCGACGGCGTCTGACGCAGCCCACCCGGCCGCGCCCATCCCCTCATCCCCCGGAGCCCCACCATGACCCTTGTCCGCAATCCCTTCGACGCTGGCGGCTATTCGCTGGCCGAGATGACGCAGGCCATCAACATCCTGCCCAACCTCTACACCCGCCTCGCCCAGATCGGCCTCTTCCGCTTCGAAGGGGTCAGCCAGCGCTCTGTCATCATCGAGCAATACGAAGGCGTCCTCAGCCTCCTGCCCTCCGTTCCCCTCGGCGGCCCCGCTACCGTGGGCACGCGGGAGGGCCGCTCGATGCGCAGCTTCGCGCTGCCGTGGATCCCGCATGACGACGTGATCCTGCCTGCCGACATCCAAGGCGCCCCCGCGCTGGGCACCTTCGACGCCGCCGATCCGCTTGTCGAGGTGATGAACCGCAAGCTCCTGCTGATGCGCCGCAAGCACGCCCAGACCCGCGAATACATGGAGATGAACGCGCTCCGCGGCATCGTGAAGGACGGCGCCGGGACCACCCTCTACAACTACTTCACCGAATTCGGCCTTGCGCAGATCTCGGTGGACTTCGTCCTTGGCACTGCCGGAACGAACGTGCAGGGCAAGGTCCGCGAGGTTCTGCGCGCCATCGAGGACAACCTCCTCGGCGAGGCAATGACCTCGGTCCATGCCCTCGTCAGCCGCGAGTTCTTCGACAAGCTGATCGCGCACCCGAAGACAGAAGAGGCCTACAAGTTCTATGCCTCGACCGGCGCGCAGCCGCTGCGCGAGGATGTGCGGCGCAACTTTCCCTTCGGCGGCATCCTCTTCGAGGAATACTCGGGCACCGTCACCCTCTCGACCAAGGCCACCGAACGGCTGGTCCCGGCGAACGAAGGCATCGCCTTTCCGCTCGGCACGATGGACACCTTTACCACCTATGGTGGCCCCGCGAACCTCTTGGAAACCGCCAACACCATCGGCCTGCCGCTCTACGCCCGCCAGCATCTCGACGAGAAGGGCCGCTGGATCGACGTGATGACCGAAGCTTCGATCCTGCCGGTCAACAAGCGGCCCCGGCTGGCGATCCGCCTCCACACGTCGAACTGACGGACCCAGCCCATGTCCGTCCTCAAAGCCGCCATGGACCGCATCTTCACCCATGCCTCCATGGCGGCCCCGGCCCTCTGGATCTCGGCCACCACCTCGGAGGAACGCCCGATCCGGATCATCCGCCGCGCGCCGGACCGCGTCACCGACTTCGGGGCGGGGCGCTTCGTCAGCGACACGATGGTGGCGGATGTGCGCGTGGCCGACCTCCCCGCCCCGCGTCCGGGCGATGTGATCGTCATCGGCGCAGACAGCCATGTGATCCAGGGGGAACCGCTGCGCGACCGGGAACGGCTCATCTGGACCCTCGATCTCCGCCCGGCCTGATTCGATGAAACTGAAGCTGGAAATCAGCCCCGACCTCGCCGCCCTGATGCAGGCGGAAATCGCCGCGGGTGAAAAGGCCATCACCACCGCCATGCGCGAGGCGGGCGCGGGCCTGAAATCCGCCTGGCGCGGCCAGATCACCGGCGCAGGGCTTGGTACCCGGCTCGGCAATTCGATCCGGCTGGCCACCTATCCCAAGGGCAGCGAGAGCCTGAACGCCGCGGCACTGGTCTGGTCGAACGCCCCGGTGATCGTCGGGGCGCATGACACCGGGCCGCTGATCCGGTCGCGCAACGGGTTCTGGCTCGCCATCCCCACCCCGGCCGCGGGCAAATCCACCCGCGGCGGCCGGATTACCCCCGGCGAATGGGAACGCCGCACGGGGCTGCGCCTGCGGTTCATCTACCGGCGCCGGGGCCCGAGCTTGCTGGTGGCGGAGGGGCGGTTGAACAGCAAGGGACGCGCGGTGGCGTCACGGGCGAAGACCGGCCGCGGGCTGACGACGGTGCCGATCTTCCTGCTGGTCCCTCAGGTCAAGCTGCGCAAGCGGCTGGATCTGGCGCGGGATGCCGAGCGGGCCATCGATGGGGTGCCGGGGCGGATCGTGGCGGGGTGGGTGGAGAGCAGGTTCTGAGATGCCCCAAACCACACATTCTAACGGTATCAGTCTTGCTGATCCGGAACCTTCTTTGGCTCCTTCATCTCTTGATTTAACCTTCTTTGTGCAGCTCGGTTCTTACGCCGCAGCTGTCGCGAACTATACATGGTTGCAAGGCGACCAACTATGTTCACAAAGAACCACGATGACGGCCTTGCAACAATTGGATCACGCTTCAGATAGTCAAAATTTGAATCGAGCCGATCCTTCTTGATCGCCACCACGTCAACGACAACGGATCGATCAGCATTTATCTTTCCAGTCTTGATCGCCGCATCAAATAACGCAGTCATGCTCTCAGCAGAAGTCAACGAACCCTCATCGCCCCCGATATCTCGAAACCACTTGTAGGTAAACTCTGCAGGATAGATTGGGATGATCTGAATACGATCTTCATTTTTATAGATTTCAACCAGGTAAACCACATTTCCACCGTAAGCGCGCCCGGCGAAACTTGTGCGGTGAATCTGAGCTGTAATTTTGAGGTGATTTCTGAACCAATCGTAGACCGGGTTCCATACTGGTATAGGATCCTTGACAATGAGCTTGCCATCTGTGGTCGCCAGAACAAGTCGATTCTTGCGATAGCCGTCATCAAATAAAGAGTTTAAATCAATTCGACGAGCATTGAAGCTATAGAAATCTACTGGGTCGTAGCTGCGTTTGACAACCTCGAATGGCTTCAAGATTACGGGAGAATCATCGAATGACTCAATTTCAACCATATATCCGCTTGAGAGGCGCAGATAAATTCCGAATACAACGAGAGACCTGTCTTTTAGGTTTTCAATAATGACTTCGTTCACATATTTGGAATCCGTTGCGATGCTGCTGCTCGTTATTGAATAACGACCACGAACGAACGCACCTCGCTTTTGGCGATACATCAAAACAGTGAAGTAGACTGCAATGGCCGAAAACAACAAAGCGACAAGAGCAATCAAGACCGAAACAACCTGAATCCAGGCGAGCTCCTGCTCGGAAAGTGCGTACGGAAAAGACACTTTTTGCCTCCAATGGAACTTCGCCGTCTGTAACCTATCGCACCGCTTACGAATATGTAACTGCGGTCGTCGGTCTTCACTTTCATACCGAGATGGCACTAATGCCCACCCATCGCGAAACCATCCTCGCCGCGCTGCATGCGCGGCTGCAGCCTCTTGCCGCCCTCACCTTGCGTGACGAGGTCCTGCCCGAGCGGATCCCCGCGGACGGGCTGATCATCCTGCGCGACGGCCAGCCGGGTCAGCCAGAGGTGACGCTGTCGCCTCTGCACTATCACTACCAGCACCGCGCCGAGCTGGAGGTCGTCGTCCAGGCGGGCACCGGCCGGGCCAGCACCTTCGATGACCTGATCGCCGCCATAGGCGCGGCTCTGGAAGCTGATCGGACGCTGGGCGGCCTCTGTGACTGGGTCGAACCCGAGGCTCCGGCCTCGGTCGATCTGCCCGTCGAGGGCGCGGCAGCCCTGAAGGCGGCGGTGATCACCGTCGTCTTGCACTATTCCACGGCCGACCCTCTGGCCTGACACCTCTAACAACAGGAGTACACAATGGCACGAGCCCATGGGGCGCGGGCGCAAATGGCGCTTGCGTTCGAAACCGTCTATGGCACCCCGCCCGCCTCGGGCTACCGGACGGTGCCCTTCGCCAGCACCACGCTCGGCTCCGAACAGCCGTTGATCGCCTCGGAACTGCTGGGCCAGGGGCGCGACCCACTGGCCCCGATCAAGGATGCGGTCACCGCCGATGGCGATGTGGTGGTGCCGATTGATGTCGAGAACTTCGGCCTCTGGCTGAAGGCGGCCTTCGGTCAACCCACGACCACCGGCACGACGCCCAAGACCCACACCTTCCAGTCGGGAAACTGGACGCTGCCGTCGATGGCCATCGAGACGGCCATGCCGGAGGTACCGCGCTATGCAATGTACACCGGCTGTGTCTGCGATCAGCTTTCCTGGCAGATGGCGCGGTCGGGGCTGCTGACCGCCACGGCCCGACTTGTGGCGCAGGGCGAGAACGTCGCCGCCACCACGGCTGCTGGCACGCCGACCGCGCTGGCGCTGCAGCGCTTCGGGCACTTCAACGGGGCGATCACCCGCAACGGTTCGCCGCTCGGCAACGTAATCTCGGCCGAGGTGACCTATGCAAACGGCCTCGACCGGATCGAAACCATCCGCTCGGACGGGCGCATCGAGGGGGCCGACCCCGGCATGGCCGCGCTGACCGGCCGGGTGGAGGTGCGTTTCGCCGACACCACGCTGATCACGCAGGCCATCGACGGGACGCCTTGCGAGTTGGTCTTCGCCTGGAGCCTCGGCGCGAACGCCAGCTTCACCTTCACCGCGCACGCCGTCTACCTGCCACGCCCGCGGATCGAGATCCCGGGCCCGCAGGGCATCCAGGCCACCTTCGATTGGCAGGCGGCGAAGGCCACCAGCCCCGCCCGCATGTGCACCGCCGTCCTCGTCAACACCGTCACGGGATACTGACCATGATCCGCCTGAACCTGTCGAACCGGCCTGAATGGCTGGAGCTGCTGCCCGGCCTGCGCGTCCTGGTGGCGCCCCTGACCACCGCGCTGATGGTCTCGGCCCGCGCCGATCCCGTCATCGACGGCCTGTCGGAAACCTCCAGCCAGGAGGACATGGCCCTCGCGATGGCCAAGGCCGTCGCCCGCCGGGCGGTTCTGGAGTGGGACGGCGTCGGTGACGAGGCGGGCAACCTCATGCCGGTCAGCCCGGCCGGGATCGATGCCCTCCTGGAAATCTGGCCGGTCTTCGAGGCCTTCCAGGCGCAATATGTCGCCCGAGGCCTGATGCTGGACGCGGAAAAAAACGCCTCCGCGCCCTCGCCGACTGGTCCTTCGGCGGGGGCGATGGCTACTGCGCGGCCTGCACCGGCCCCTGCCCGGACTGCCCCGCAAGACTGAACCGGCCGCTGACAGTCGAGGGCTGGCAGGTCTGGGACCTGACCCAGCGCCTTGGCGGCCAGCTGCGCATCGCGCCGGGGGCGGTCATCGGATGGGACATGGGTGCCGCGCTGTCACTGGCGCAGGCGCTGGGCATCAACCGCCTGATCACCGCCGAACTGCTGCCCGAGATCGAGGCGGTGATGGTGCGCAAACTCAACGAGCAGATGGCCGAGCGTTCAACGGGGGTGACCCCGATCTGACGCCATGAGACCAACCGGCGCGCCGCGCGCATGTTTCAGGTTCGATCAGATCGATCCCGATAGCTCTTCGGAACCGCACCTCTCGCAAGTCCCTTCAGGTCCTCCTTCGTCGCGACGGATTGCGACCGCGCCGTTTCGCCATCGGGCCTGTCGGTCCCTGGTTCAGCTTGGCCGCTGTGATCAGTCGACCCAATGGGGACGATTCCTGAAACATCGACAGTCTCTCGAGCGCGGGCGAGGTCCCAGGCCAGCTGCAGGTTCATCCAGTATTCCGGACTGGTGCGGAAACAGGTGGCCAGCCGCATTGCCGTGTCTGCGTTCAAGGCGGTCTCACCCCTGATCAGACGTTCGATCCGCGCGCGCGGAACCAGCAGATGCCGTGCAAGAGCAGGCGGGTTCATCCCGAGCGGCAGCAGGTAGAGCTCGTGCAGGACTTCGCCCGGATGGGACGGAAGGGTGATGATTGTCATTGTCCTACCTGCCGCGACTTGTTTCGGAACTCTGGGCTTTTCGCTTCTGAAACAGGTCCATACCACAATCATTCAAGGTTTTCCTCATGGCCGAGAAGAAGGTCTCCGTCCGCCTCGTCGCGGAGGGCGGACGGCGCGTGCGCGCGGAACTGGAAGGGGTCGGTGAGGCCGGGGCCCGTGGCTTCGGCCGCCTGTCGCGCGAGATGGAACTGGCGAACACCCGGCTTGCCGCCTTTGCGCGCCGGGCTGGCCTTGCCCTTGGGGCCGCGGCTGCGGCCGCCACAGCCTCGCTCGGGCTGATCGTCCGTTCGACGGCCGAGAGTGCCGCGCAGATCCGTCAGTTTGCGCAGGTCGCCAATGCCACGCCCGAGGCCCTGCAGCGCTGGTCGGCTGGCGCGCGGACGGTTGGCATCGAGCAGGAGAAGCTCGCCGATATCCTGAAGGACGTGAACGACCGGGTCGGGGACTTCCTGCAGACCGGTGGCGGGCCGATGGCGGATTTCTTCGAGAATGTCGCGCCCCGCGTGGGCGTGACAGCCGACCAGTTCGCCCGCCTTTCGGGGCCGGAGGCGCTGCAGCTCTACGTCGATACGCTGGAACGCGCCGGTCTCAGCCAGCAGGAGATGACCTTTTATCTCGAGGCGATGGCCTCGGATGCCACGCGGTTGATCCCTCTACTGCGGAACGGCGGGGCGGAGATGACGCGGCTTGGGGATCAGGCCTCGGACCTCGGGGCGGTGCTGGATGGCGATGCGCTGGAGGCGCTGCGCCGCACGCAGCTGGCGCTGGGCACCGTATCCCTCGTGTTCGATGGCCTGCGCAACCGGATCGCGGTCGCCGTCGCTCCGACCATCGAGGCACTGGCCAATGCCTTCGTCGCACTTGCCTCCGACGGCGGGATCCTACGATCTGCCATCGACGGGCTGATCGGCAATCTCGGCCGACTTGCTTCCTACGCCGCGACCTTCGCCGCCGTCATGGCCGGGCGCTGGGTGGCCGGGGTCGTTGCCGCCGCCCTCTCCGTGCGCGGCCTCGCGACAGCCTTGGTCTTCCTGCGTGGCGCCCTCATCCGAACCGGCATCGGGGCGCTGATCGTCGGCGCGGGCGAGCTGGTCCATCAGTTCTCGCAACTCGTCGCCCGGGTCGGCGGCGTGGGCGAAGCCTTCCGCCTGCTGGGCGATCTGGCCCGCGAGGTCTGGTCCCGCATCGGCCTGTCGCTCGACGCGGCCCTCGCGCGCATGGCGGCCGGATGGGAGGGGCTGAGGGCGGCCGGTCTCTCGACCCTCGAGGGCACCATCTCAGGCGTCGTCAGCTTCGGCGACCGGACGGCCGCGATCTTCCAGGGGGCCTATCACGCGGCCGTGGCGATCTGGGGCAGCCTGCCCGGGGCCATCGGCGACTTCGCCTTTCAGGCCGCGAACGGGCTGATCTCCGGCGTCGAGGCGATGCTGAACGGCGTCGTCACCCGCATCAACAGTTTCATCGAGACCCTGAACGCGGCGCTGGCGCTGCTGCCGGAATGGGCCACCGGCGAAGGCGGGGTGCGGATCGGCATCCTCGATCCAGTGGAACTCGGCCGCATCGGCAATCCCTTTGAGGGGGCTGCGACCGCTGCCGGTGCTGCCGCGGCAGACGCCTTTTCGGCCGCGCTGTCACGCACCTATCTGGAACCGCCCGATCTCGGGCTTGGCGCGATGGCCGACGATGCCCGCGCCCGTGCTGATGGCTATCGCGAGGCGGCCGGGATGCTGGCCGATGCCGCCGGTCGGCCGCTGGCCAGCTGGCAGGCGTTGAAGGATGCGGTGACCGGCACGGGGACCGAGGCAGAGACCGCCCTGGCAGATGCCGCCGCCTCGGCCGATGCCCTGACCACCGGTCTGAACGATACGGCCACCGCCGCCGACGGCGCTGGTGGCGCAGCACGCAACGCGGGCGTTGCAGCCGCCGAGGGCGCGGACACGGCCCTCACCGGCTGGCAAGCCGTCACCGCCGCACTCGCCGACTACGCCGCCAAGGCGCGCGACATCGGCGGGGATATCGGCAACGCGCTGGTGGGCGCCTTCCAGAGCGCCGAGAATGCCATCGGCGACTTCGTGAAGACCGGCAAGCTCGACTTCCGCGATCTGGTCACGTCCATGATCGCCGATCTGGCGAAACTCGCCGCCCGGCGCTTCATCCTCGGCCCGATTGCGAACGCCCTTTCCGGGGCTCTGGGCGGGGCGGGTGGGATTTTCGCGAACATCCTGCATGCGGGCGGGACGGTCGGTGCCCCTTGTCCCGGACGCATTGTCCCGGCCCTAGCTTTTGCCAACGCGCCGCGCTTGCATTCCGGCGGCTGGGCCGGGCTGCGGCCCGACGAAGTCCCCGCGATCCTGCAACGCGGGGAGCGTGTGCTGTCACGCCGGGAAGCCTCGGGCTATCGCCAGGCGGGCGCCTCGACCGTCAACGTCACGATCAACGCCCGCGACGCCGAGAGCTTCCGCCAGTCCCGGACGCAGGTCGCCAGCGACATCGCCCGCGCCGTGTCGCTGGGCCGGAGGGGGATGTGATGGCTTTCCACGAGGTCCGGTTTCCGGACAACATCAGCCGGGGCGCACGCGGTGGCCCCGAGCGGCGCACCCAGATCGTCGAGCTGGCGAGCGGGGCCGAGGAGCGCAACGCCAGCTGGGCCAACTCGCGCCGCCGCTATGATGTCGCCTATGGCATCCGCCGCGCCGATGATCTTGCGGCGGTCGTCGCCTTCTTCGAGGCCCGCAACGGTCGCCTGCACGGCTTCCGCTTCAAGGACTGGGCCGACTTCAAGTCCTGCCTGCCGTCGCAGACGCCGGGACCGACCAACCAGCCGATTGGCACCGGCAACGGATCGGCCACCCTGTTTCAACTGACCAAGCGCTACACTTCCGGCGCACAGTCCTGGACGCGGGCCATCACCAAGCCCGTCGCGGGAACCGTGACCATCGCCCTGAACGGCACGCCGCAAGCCTCCGGCTGGTCGGCCTCGACAACCACCGGCCTCATCACCTTCACCACCGCCCCCGCTGCGGGCGTCGCCATCACCGCGGGCTTCGAATTCGACGTCCCTGTCCGCTTCGACACCGACGCCCTCGACGTCACCCTTGAACTCGAACGTCTCGGGTCGATCACCTCGATCCCCCTCGTGGAAATCCGCACATGAAAGCCCTGAACCCCGCGCTGCAGGCCCATCTCGACGAGGGCACGACGACACTGGCCTGGTGCTGGCGCATCACCCGGGCCGATGGGGTAACCTTTGGCTTCACCGACCACGACCGGACGCTGACATTCGACGGGACCGAGTTCGAACCGGAAAGTGGTCTGACGGCGTCCGAGGTCCGGTCAGGTTCAGACCTGTCGGTCGATGCGCAGGACGCGCAAGGCGTGCTCTCCTCCGACTGGATCACGGAGACCGACATCCTCGATGGCCGGTGGGACAATGCGGAGGTCGAGGTCTGGCGGGTGAACTGGTCGGCCCCGGCACAGCGCGTGCTCTTGCGCCGCGGGGCCATCGGCCAGATCCGGCGCGGGCGGCTGGCCTTCGTGGCCGAGGTGCGGTCACTGGCCCATGTCCTCGGTCAGACGGTGGGGCGGACATTCCAGGCCAGCTGCGACGCCGCGCTGGGCGATGCGCGCTGCGGCGTGAACCTCGAGGCCGCGGCCTTCAAGGGGTCCGGCGCGGTGATCGATGTGCTGCGCGACCGGACCTTCACGGCTTCGGGCCTCGGCAGTTTCGCGGCGGGCTGGTTTGCCTTCGGGCTTGTGGAGTGGTCGACGGGCGCGAATGCCGGGCGGCGGGTCGAGGTGCTGTCGCATGACCTCGTCGACGGCGTGGCGATCCTGACCCTGCTGGAAGCCCCGGTGCGCCCGATCGCGGTGACGGATGCCTTCGTGGTCCGGGCGGGCTGCGACAAGTGGATCGCGACCTGCGGGACGAAGTTCGCCAATGTCGCAAACTTCCGGGGCTTCCCGCACATCCCCGGTCAGGACGCGGTTCTTCGATACGCCACCAAGGACGGCGGCCACGAGGGGGCTGTGCTGTGACGGCCGCCGATCCATTGCTTGTCATCGCCGTCGCCCGGTCCTGGCTCGGCACGCCCTATCACGACCAGGCCAGCCTGCGCGGGGTCGGCTGCGATTGCCTCGGCCTGGCACGGGGCGTCTGGCGCGAGGTCATCGGGCCGGAGCCGTTCCCGATCCCGCCCTACAGCCGCGACTGGGGCGAGACGGGACCGCGCGAGGTGCTGGCGGACGGCGCGCGGGCGATGATGCCGGAAATCGTACCAGCATATGCGCCGCCCGGCGCGCTGATCCTGTTCCGGATGATGCCGCGCGCCATCGCCAAGCATGTGGGCATCCTGACCGGACCTGACACCTTCCTTCACGCCTACGAACGCCTCGGCGTGATCGAGGAATCGCTAACACCTGCATGGCGACGCCGCATCGCCTTCGCCTTCCTGTTCCCCGCACGCTGAGATTCTTCCATGGCAACGCTTGTCCTCGGTGCCGTCGGTTCCGCCATCGGCGGGGCCTTCGGCGGCGCGATCCTCGGCTTCTCTGGCGCCGCGATCGGTGGCTTCATCGGTTCAACCATCGGTTCGGTCGTGGACAGCTGGATCGTGTCCTCGCTGGCGCCTTCCCAGAAGATCGAGGGCCAGCGGCTCGACAGCCTGCGGATCACCTCCGCGACCGAGGGCGCGATCATCCCACGCCTCTACGGGCGCATGCGCATCGGCGGCAACATCATCTGGGCGACCGATTTCCGCGAGGAGACGAAGACCACCACGCAGGGTGGCGGCAAGGGCGGTGGCGGCGGAAGGGTCCAGACGACCGAGTATCTGTACTACGCCAGCTTCGCAGTCGCCTTGTGTGAGGGCCCGATCACCGGCATCGGCCGCATCTGGGCCGACGGCAAGCCGCTCGACATGTCGGGGATCACCTGGCGCTGGTATCCCGGCAACGAGACCCAGACGCCTGACCCGTTCATTGCGGCCAAGATGGGGGCCGCCAACACCCCGGCCTATCGCGGCACAGCCTACGTCGTCTTCGAGGAACTGCCGCTATCGACCTACGGCAACCGGCTGCCGCAGCTTTCGTTCGAGGTCTTTCGCCCACTTGCCGACCCCGACACCGCCGAGGGGCAGGTGAAGGCCGTGACCATGATCCCGGCCTCGGGCGAGTTCACCTATGCGACCGAGGCTGTCCGCAAGACAGTCGGGGCGACGACGACGGTCTTCGGCCAGACCACTGGCGGGACCAACTCGGCCGAGAACCTGAACGCGCTGCCCGACGAGGCCGATATCGTCGTGGCCCTCGATCGGCTGCAGGCGATGGCCCCGGCCGTCGAGAGTATCAGCCTCGTCGTCGCCTGGTTCGGCAATGACCTGCGCGCGGGCAATTGCACCATCAAGCCGGGCGTCGAGGTAGCGACCAAGGTCACCAGCCCCAAGGTGTGGACGGTCAACGGGATTTCCCGCGCTGCAGCCCATCTCGTCAGCCGCGATGCCGAGGATCGACCGGTCTATGGTGGTACACCTGCGGATTTCGCGGTGGTGCAGGCGATCCTCGAGATGAAGGCGCGCGGGCTGCGGGTGACGATCTATCCCTTCCTGCTGATGGACGTCCCACCCGGGAACACGCTGCCGAACCCCTACAGCGCGAGTGCCGCCACGCCGGGCCAGCCGAGTTTCCCGTGGCGGGGCCGGATTACCTGCTCCCCGGCGGCAGGATTTGCCGGGACAGCCGACAAGACCGCCGCTGCTGCCACGCAGGTTTCCAGCTTCTTCGGCGCGGCCACACCGGCGCAGTTTGCCGTTACCGAAGACACGGTCAGCTGGACCGGCCCTGCGGGCGACTGGGGCCTGCGCCGGATGATCCTTCACTACGCCCATCTCTGCGCGGCGGCAGGCGGGGTCGACGCTTTCCTGATCGGCACCGAGATGCGCGGCCTGACGACGATCCGGTCCAGCGCCAGCGCCTACCCGGCCGTGACGGCCTTCAAGGCGCTGGCGGCGGATGTGAAGTCGATCCTCGGTGCAGGCACCAAGGTGGGCTATGCCTCCGACTGGTCGGAGTATTTTGGCCACCAGCCGGGCGACGGCAGTGGCGACGTGTTCTTCCACCTCGATCCACTCTGGTCAGACGCGAACATCGACTTCATCGGCATCGACAACTACATGCCGCTGTCGGACTGGCGCGACGGGTTCGATCATGCCGATGCGCTGCAAGGTTGGCCGGCGATCCATGATCGCGGCTACCTGCAGGCCAATATCGCGGGCGGCGAGGGCTTCGACTGGTTCTACGCCTCGGCCGCGGATCGGTCGGCGCAGATCCGCACGCCCATCACGGACGGCAGCGCGGCCAAGCCTTGGGTCTTCCGCTACAAGGATCTGCGCGCCTGGTGGTCGAACCCGCATTTCAACCGCCCGGACGGGGTGGAAAGCGGCACGCCGACCGCATGGGTGCCGCAGTCAAAGCCCGTCTGGTTCACCGAACTCGGCTGTCCCGCCATCGACCGGGGCACAAACCAACCGAACGTGTTCTTCGATCCGAAGTCGTCCGAGAGCTTCACGCCCTACTTCTCCCGTGGCTGGCGCGACGATGCGATCCAGCGCGCCTATCTCGAGGCCAGCTATCTCTGGTGGGGCGATGCCGCGAACAACCCGACCTCATCCGTTTACGGCGGCCGCATGGTGCATGTCCCCGAATGCGCCGCCTGGACTTGGGACGCACGACCCTATCCGTTTTTCCCCGAACTGACGGGCATCTGGACGGACGGGCCGAATTGGCGGCTAGGCCACTGGCTGACCGGCAGGCTAGGCGCGGTGTCATTAGCCGCGCTCGTGCGCCATCTCTGCCTGCGCGCTGGGCTGGCGGAAACCCTGATTGATGTCTCGGGCCTCTGGGGCGCGGTCGAGGGCTATGTCATCGGCGCGCTGGAAAGCCCGCGCGCGTCGATTTCCACACTGGCCCGGCATTTCGGCTTCGACGCGATCGAGACCGAGGGCGTGATCCGCTTCGTCATGCGCGGTCGGGCGTCCAGCCTCACCCTCACGGTGGACGACCTGGCCTCCAGCCGCGAGGGCGATGCTTTTGAGCTGACGCGCGGCCAGGAGACGGAACTGCCGCAGGCCCTCAAGTGGCAGGTGGCCCGCGCCGACGAAGACTATGACGCGGCCCTTGTCGAAGCCCGCCGCGTCACCGTCGATACCACCCGCATCGCCTCCGAGTCCTTCCCGATGGCGATCCCGCCAGATGAGGCCGAGCGCCGCTGCCGCCGCGCGCTGATGGAAGCCTGGATCGGACGCGAGAGCGCCACCTTCCGCATGCCACCGTCGCGTCTGGCGCTGGACCCTGCCGACGTCATCCGCCTCTCGCATGACGGCCGGGAGGTCGAGTTTCGGCTGGTATCCGTCGCCGATGCCGAGGCACGCGGGATCGAGGTCGTCCGCCAGGACCGCGCAGCCTATGATCTGCCGCCCGGCGATCCGCGCCCGGCCTCGCTCGCCAGCCCCGTCGTCTTCGGCGCGCCGGAGGTGGTGATGCTGGACCTGCCGCAGATCACTGAGGACCAGCCCGCGCATCGCCCCCTGATCGCCGCCCATGCCAGCCCCTGGCCGGGCGAGATCGCGGTGTTCCGCAGCGCCTCGACGGACGGGTTCAACCTCCTGACCACCTTCGGCAGTCGGGCCCGGATCGGCACGCTGGCCTTCGATTTCTTTCCGGGCCCCACCTCACGCTTCGATCTCGGCAACGCGCTGGTGGTCGATCTCCTGTCAGGCACACTGGAAAGCGTGACCGACGTCGCATTGTTCGGCGGGGCGAATGCGCTGGCGGTCGAGTCCGCAGCAGGGGCGTGGGAAATCGTCCAGTCTGGTGCGGCCGAGCTGATCGCCCCTGGCCGGTACCGCCTGACCCGCCTGCTGCGTGGCCAGCGCGGGACGGAGAACGCCATGGGCAATCCAGCCCCGGCAGGAGCGCGGGTCGTGGTGCTGGATGCAACGCTGGCATCGCTGCCCATCGCCGAGGCTGATCTCGGCATGCCATGGAGCTGGCGCGTGGGCCCGGCCGCGCGTGCGGTCAGCGATGCGAGCTATGCCGCGCTGGGCTTCACCCCGACCGGCCGGGGCCTTGTCCCGTTCGCGCCGGTCCACGTCGAACAGCCGTGGCGCACCGCACGCAGCCCGGGCGATCTGACCATCCGTTGGACGCGCCGATCCCGCGCGCTGGTGGCCGATGCCTGGGAGCAGGTCGAGGTGCCGCTGGCCGAGGACGTGGAAAGCTACGATGTGCAGATCCTCGACGGCGCTGCGATCAAGCGCACGCTGACCAGCAGCACGACCTCCGTCCTCTACACTGCCGCCCTACAGACTGCGGACTGGGGCGCGCCGCTTGGGCTCGGCCAGACGCTCTCGCTCCGCATTTACCAGCTTTCGAACCGCCTCGGGCGCGGCACTTCCGCCTCCGTGACCCTCCAGTTCTGACGGGATTTCCCATGTCCGACACCACGACCCATTTGGGCCTGCCCTATCTTCTGGCGGCACAGGCGCAAAAGCATGTCACCCACAACGAGGCGCTGCGCCTGCTTGATGCCATGGTGCAGCTCTCGGTCCTCGACCGCACGCGGACTGCACCGCCCGCAAGCCCCGCCGACGGCAACCGACACCTCGTGGCCTCGGGCGCCACCGGCCTTTGGGCTGGGTGGGACCTGAACATCGCCTTCCGGGTGGACGGCGCGTGGATCCGCCTCGTCCCGCGCATCGGCTGGCTGGTCTGGGTCGCGGCCGAGGGCCTGTTCCTCGTCTGGAGCGGCAGCGCCTGGGAGGTCGTGGGCGAGCCGCGCGACGTCTCGGATGCCGTGTTCAGCCTGGTGAACGATGCCGATCCGACGAAGAAGGCGACTTTCTCGCTGGCGGGGATCAGCGCAGGGACGACGCGCAGCTTCACGCTGCCCAATACCTCGTCGGAGCTGGCGATCCTCGCGGGCACGCAGACCTTCAGCGGCAACAAGACATTCTCGGGTACGTTGACAGCCTCGGGGACCGTGACGGTCTCGGCGGCCAGCGCCTCAATCGGCACGGCAACGACGACCGCCACCTACGGGATTGGCACCGGGGCCACGACCACTGGCGTCACAAAGACGGTGAACCTCGGCACCGGCGGCGCCTCCGGATCGACCACCGTCGTGAACATCGGCTCTGCGACGGCTGGCGCGGGTGGCACGACGGTGGTGAACACGCCCACGGTCACCTTCGCCAATGCCGTCACGCAGGTCGGCATGCCCCAGGCAAACCTGACAGCGCAGTTCTTGGGCCTCGGCGGGGCCACGGCCGACAGTTACAACCGCCTGTCGGTCAACACGCCTGCAGTCCTACTGAACAACGCAGGCGCAGGGATCGAAGCCACCGTGAACAAGGCCGTCCCGGCGAATGACGCGGCCTTCGCCTTCAAGACCGGCTTCTCCGCTCGCGCGCTGATCGGCCTCTTGGGCAACGATGACTTCATCTTCAAGGTCAGCCCGGATGGCTCGGCCTTCTATGACGCGATCCGTATCGACCGCGCGAGCGGCCAGGTGGAACTGCCACAGCCCACGGTCCTGCCGGGGCTGTCGGCCGCGCCGCCACCTCCATCCGCAGGCAAGGCATCGGTCTATGCCCGCAACCGCGCCGGAGCGCCGTGGATCGACGTGATGCGCCCTTCGGGTCGGGATTTCCCGCTGCAGCCGCATTTTGGCGTGAACCGGATCGCCAACTGGTCGCCCTCTGTCACAACGACCATCACCACAGAAGGCCTGCCTATCACCTCGGTCGGCACCGTCTCGCACCCGACGCTGGCCGCGACGAACCTCGCTGCCAGCATGCGCCGCTGGCGCCTGACCTCGGCGGCCGTCGTGGACTCGGTCGCAGACCAGCGTTCCGCAGGCTGGGCCTGCTGGCGCGGCAATGCGGCGGGCTTGGGCGGCTGGACCTTAGTCACACGGATTTCGCTTACGACCTTGCAGGCGACCGGGATGGGGTTCTTCGGCCTCTATGGATCGACGGCTGCGCTGGCCACCACCCTGACGCTGGCGGCCGCCATCAACTGCATCGGCATCGGATTCCAGCGCGGCACCCACACACGCTGGCAGCTTGTCGCGAACGACGGCACCGGCGCACCGACCCTGACCGACATGGGGGCGGGTTTCGCCATCGCAACCGGCGGGGTGCTAACCCTGTTCATCGCGGCCCCGCCGAATGGAAGCTCGGTCTGGGTGCGCGTCGTCGACGAAGTTTCCGGCGCGGTCTTCGAGCAGGAGATCACCGCTGACCTGCCCGCCGCCACGCAGTTCCTTTCGCCACGGCTGTTCATGAACACGGGCGCGACAGCAGCCGCCGTCGCCTACGACTGCGCCGGGGTCTACCTCGAGACCGACTTCTGACCGACCGCAACCCGCGGCAATGAAAGGACCATCATGAACGACCAGACCACTCTCGCCGGGGAGGTCGCGCGGGCCTTTCGGGACCACGGGATCACCGCCGCGCTGACCGCCCTGATCGGTGGCACCATGGCCCTGATCGCGGCGATTACCAGGAAGGCATTCACGAACGAGGCCTTGCTGGACCGCCTCGACCGGGAACTGATCGCCGATCGGGACCGGATCGACCGTCAGCGCAGCGAGGATCGCAAGGCCGACGGCGACCGGCTTGACCGGATCGAGACGGACATCCGCTCGATGCGCGACATGCTCTTCGACGCCTTCCAGCGCGGCCGATCCGACTGACCTGACGCCAATACCTGCCCCGTTCGACGCCCTCCCGCCCCTGAGGCGGGTTTTTCATTTGGAGGATCTCCCCATGCCCACCCTGACCTACCCCCACTGGCGCGATGTGCCAGCGACTGCCTGGCGCTGGCCGAACTTCTCGGCCGCCGAGATCGCCTGCCGTGGCACCGGCGCGATCAAGATCAATACGGAAGCCATGGACAAGCTGCAGGCCCTGCGCGAGCGCCTCGGCAAGCCGCTTATCGTGCGCTCGGCCTACCGCAGCCCGGAACATAACCGAGCCGTCGGAGGGGCGCCCGCGTCCAAGCACATGCAGGCCACCGCCTTTGACATCGCCATGGCGAACCACGATCCTGCGGCCTTCGAAGCGGCGGCGCGGGCTGTGGGTTTCCTCGGCTTCGGATACTATCCGCGGTCGGGCTTCATGCACATCGACCTCGGTCCCGCTCGGTCCTGGGGCGATCCCTTCCCAGCCCGGCCCGTGCCCTTCGCGCCGGAACTGCAGCCTGCGCGCGAGGTGCTTTCGGAAAGCCGTACCCTGCGCGGTGGCGGCGCGGCTGGCGCGGCCACCGTTGGCGCAGCCGGGGTGGAGGTGCTGCAGGATGTCATTGCCGAGACCCAGTCCACCATCCAGCCGCTGGTGCCGTACCTCGACACCTTGCGCTGGGTGCTGATCGCCATCGCGTTGATCGGCATCGCCGTCACCATCCACGCCCGGCTCGACGACTGGAAACGGGGCCAGCGGTGACCCTTTGGATCTTCACCCATGGCCCGGCGCGCAAAGCGCTGGGCCTCATCCTCACCGCAGCAGCGATCCTGCTGTTCCTGCTGAACCTCCGCCGCGCCGGGGAACGCGCTGGGCGCGCCGCCGAACGGCTTGATGCCCGAGAGAGAATCGATGCCATCCACCGCCAGATGCTCGACGCTGCCGCCCGTCGCCCCCCTGATCGCGATGCTCTGGCTGACCGGCTGCGCGACGGCCGGTTCTGAAACCCGCGCAACCTGCCCGCCCCTGGTAGACTACACCGCCGCTGATCAGGCGCGGGCCGCCGACGAGGTTGAAACGCTACCAGAGGGCGCTGTCATCGTCCGGATGCTCAGCGACTACGCCGTGCTGCGTGACCAAGCGAGGGCGTGCCGGTGAAAGCCGGGCCGGGCGAAGCCTGCCACGAGGCAAGCGCCAGATGCCTCGACCGCAGCGCATTGCCCGGCCCGGTTCATGGATTCACGCTGTCAACGAGCGGCAGGGAGACGCTTCTGGGCGATGATGGCAGATGCGTTCACTCCGGTCTCCTGCCGCGATGGGCACAATTGTGCACCTGCCATGGGCGTGCCCGTCGCCTTCAGGGTTCTGCGGCGGACATTTCTTCGAGGCCAGTGAGTATCCGGCCACGAATGCGGTCCACCAGGTCGGCACCGGTTGAGATGTCGAAGCTCGCCGTTTCCAGCAGTGTTTCCTGACCCGTCACCCGGAACCGCGCGCGGATCCCTTCTTCGTCGCCAAGGCCCGCATGGTGGGGATAAAGAAGCGTCAGCCGCGGGGCCTTGTAGAGGTGGGCGTAGGCCATCATCTGGTAGACGTCCGCCTGGGACACCCCCTGCTTCGGATCGTCGATCCGGTCGGAAATCCGCTTCCACTTGGTGTCGATCACATGGGCGACCTGATCGCCACGCTTGATGAGGATGTCAGGCTTGGTCTGGAAAACCGCACGGTCGTCATCGACCGACGTCAGACAGAACAGGCGGCCCCCCTGCAGCGTCACGCGGAATTCGGACCCCGCCAGCGCCCGCGTCACCAGACGGCCGATGTATTCTTCGAACAGGGCATTCATCTCGAACAGCAGGGCCGATCCCTGCCCCGACCCGGCGCTGGCGGTCTGGTATCGATTGCGCAGGAACAGCATTGCCATTCCAAAGAGTTCCTGCCACGCGCTGTTGGTGCGGTCGATGACAACATCATCCCACCGCAAGGCGGGGATCTGCACCTCCGCAACTTCTGCATAGACGAAGGCCAGTTCCCGCAGGCGCTGGACGTTCGTCGCGTTGCGCGACATGCCCGCCAGATGCGCGATGGTCGCCTTCATGATGCGGTTGAGGGCGATATCATCGGACAACTCGTCATAGCGGCACGCCAGGCGGCCCGGGTTTGCGAGATGGCGGGTGAACTGGCGCGGGATATCCAGCGATCCCCGCAAGGTCAGCAGGTCATCATCGTGCAGGGTGTAGCGCCGCGGCATGCCCCGTCGCACCGCCTCGGTCAGCTTGTCGCAAAAGATGCGGATCAGGATTTCCAGCAGCGTTTCGCGCTGCCAGTCGAGGTCGGTCATGCGTCCTGTCTGGATCTTCAGGTCGAGAGCCACCGCCAGCATGTGGACAAGGCGCTTGCGGATCTCGCGCGTCTCCTGGGCCGATCCTTCCTTTTCGCCGACGTCGATCTTCGGCAGGATTTCCAGAGTGCAGCCCGGCACAGCCAGAACGCCGACCACCCCCCGCGCCCGCAGGTCATGGCGGCGATCCTCCAGCACGCCACCGCCGCCGCGCCCGGCGAAGAGGGATGCCTTCGCCAGTGCCACAAGGCGCTGGGCAAGGTGCGGCGGAATGCATCCCTCCCCATCGCCGTGGGGTACGGCCTCCCATTCGCGAACGGACCAGGCGGGCATCAGGCCGCGAACTCGGAGAAGTCGAACTGGTCCTTCACCCGCCAGCGCAGTCTTTCTTCGCGGATGTGTTCTGTGCCAAGCCCAGGTGGCGCGTCCAAGCGGCGCGCCTCCAGAAACCGGGATGGGCCCTGCGGGCCATCGCCCAGAACGGCGGCGACCTTGGACCAATCCTCGTAGAAGTACTCGGACAGGAGCGGAATGACCTTGTGCCGCATCACGTCCTCGACCTCTTCGGCAGACTTGCAACCGGTGAAATAGGCGTGCCCAATCTGGTGTTCGCGGTCGAAGAGGTACTCGATGCGGTCATTGATCGTGGTCAGCAGCTTCTGCAGATTGATCCCGCCGACATTCGGGGGCAGGACCGCCGGGTTCGGCATCAATTCCTTGAAGGTGAACCGACGGCGCAGGGCGGTATCCAGCAGCGCAATCGAGCGGTCGGCAGTGTTCATGGTGCCGATGATGTGCAGGTTCTGCGGCACACCGAAGCGCTTCTTCGAATAGGGCAAGGTCAGCTGGATTTCGTCGCGCCGCCCGAGGCGCTTGTCCGGTTCCAGGAGCGTGATCAGTTCGCCGAAGACCTTCGAGATGTTGGCCCGGTTGATCTCGTCGATGATCAGGACGAAGGGCCGCGCCACTTCAAGTTGCGGCACCGCCTTAGGGCCGAATATCACCGCGTCCAGCGCGTCCCATGTCAGCTGATCCTCCAGCAATGGATAGGCCGTATGGAACGAAGTGAAATCTTTGCCGTATATCCCGGCGCGGCTCACACCCTCTATGCTGTGCCAAAGCCATTCGACGGTACGCGAGTGGCGGGGCGGCTGACCAGAAACACTTGATGTGAATTGGTATTCGCCTTTCAGCTTTCCGACCGCGACGATCCTCCCCTTTCCTACGGTGAGTGCCACGTAGTCACCGGGTTCCGCGCCACGAAACAACCACGTCCCATAAACTGTCGGATGGTTCCCGATGATCTCGGGCTCCACCTCTTGTCGTTTCGCCTTGATTGCATCCCAACTGTCGTACTCGGGAGGTGACCAGTCCACATCACCGCCATGAGGCCATTCGACTGTTCCCTCGCGAACGGCACGGTCGAGTTTCTCTCGCCAGTTAGACCCCGTAAGTCCGAGCCGAATGATGCGTCGCGAACGATCAAGTCGGTTTGCGTCGGCGTTATCTCCGGAGTCCCGCTCAGCCCGTGCGCAAATTGTCCGGAAAATCCCGGGCTCGTCCTTCAAGCGAAATCCGGCCGCACTGGCTGTGAGGTCAGGCACAGCATCCGGCCCATCTTGACCGGTATTCGGTCTCAGCCCCTCGACAAATTCCTCGTATGACATCGACTGGTGGAAGGTCACGAACTCGATTCGCCCCTCGGACATCAAGCGCCGGTATTCCGCCATCAGCCGGTCGCGGTTCTCTTCACCTGAGAGACCAGCGGCGACGTCCTCGCCCAGACAGAGGCGAACTGCCTCCCACGCCGTCTGGTAGGTCTTCCCGGTGCCGGGAGGTCCGTAGAGGATCAGGTTGGTGGTCGCAGTCTGAACGGCGTGAGGCATGGGTTTATCCTTCGCGGCCCCGTCCTGCGCAAGGACGAAGGTGTATTCGGTCGTGGTGCTGCGTTCCGGCCCGGAGCGTGTAGGCGCCGGGACCGAGGCGAGCTTCTGGAACATCTCGCCTTCCAGCGCCTGGCAGACGTTCGCCCAGTTCTTCACAAGTCCCGCCATGTCGTGCAGGTCGCCTGCACGGATCGTGACAGAAGGCTGCCCGGCCTCGCGCGCCGGTGCGATGAAGTAGTTCAGCGCAACCAGACGGGCCCGGTCTGCCCCGCGCATCAGGTGGGCGTATTGCTCTGGAAGGGGAAGCGGCTCGTCGTTCTGATCGACGATGATGTAGCCAGCAGCGTGCAGCCGTGCCGCGGCATCATGCGGCTGGCTCCACCCGCCGGTGAGGGCACTTGCGGGCTTGCCGAGGAGGAAACCGATGAGCGGCTTGGTCGGGAAACGCTTGTCCTGGCGTGGCCTGGTCGACCGCACCCAGTACTCGGAGGGGGCACCGAAACCGGAGAAGACGTCGGCATGGGCGCCGTTCTCGCGGAAAGCCTCGTGGGCATCCATTGCCGCTTCGATCCGGTCACGGGACAAGGCGGGCGACTGGTCGTCGGCTTCCTTGGGCAGGATGCGGTAGCCAAGCTTCTCAAGGACCGCGCGACACTGCATGTCGCCGTATCCATTGAAGAACTCCTGAGCAGACAGAACCCGTTCCCCCGGCAGATGGCCCACAGCGACGACGACCGTCGCCTTGGCCGGATAGGGCTTGTCACTGTCACCATCGGCCATCCGGACAGTCGTTCTGGAGAAGCCATACCGCGCGAGAAAGGCCGGCGTACCAAGCTCATCGCACTCCTTCATCGCAGCGGCGATTTCTGTCTTGGTGAGCCGGTCCAGCAAGGCCTGATGCGCGTCCTTGTCGGGCATGTTGGCCTGCTGGGTCAGGAACGCGTGGTAGAGTTTCAAAGCCTGCTGAAGGCTGGCGAGACCCGTGCGCAAGACACCATCGATGGGGACAGGTGACGGGTTCGGGCGTTCAGCACGTTCATCCTCGGCCGAATAGGCAAACCGGTTCAGGATGCTGTCTAGGTCCTCCTGAACGAACAACTCGTCCAGGTCACCGAGATACTGTTCAACCCGCTTGGCGCTGCTCACGCGCGACGAGGCAGTTGCCTCAGCCTGTCCCTGCGCGATCATCCATTTCCGGAACTCTTCCTGCTTCATCGCCTACCGCCCGCGTCGCCGAATGTTGACGTTCCAAGGTCAGGAAGCCGAGGGCAGAATCCGTCGTCGTCAATTCACCGTCTGGAACTACGGGGCAATGATGGCCGGAAGCAAGAAGGTGCGCAACTGCGAGTTGCCTGCCGCTGCCTGCGACTGCGTGATTATCCGTGCTGCTGCGGCTTTTCTGATGTAGTGTTGATGTGGCGTTGATGTAAACCGGAAAACCAAAAACCCGACGATTTACGTCGGGCTCTAAGTGTCTGATATGTTTGGTATTTTTGGTTGCGGGGGCAGGATTTGAACCTGCGGCCTTCAGGTTATGAGCCGAACGACGAAGTAATCGGGAAGTATTTTTTATCAATATGTTAGCGACATTC